ACCAGTCCGACACAATGCAGATCAGTGGTCGAGGTGTTCGCGCTCTTCTCGAGGGCGCAATCGTTGACATCTCTGATCGCACCTACACAGCCAAGACTGTTGGCTACATCATGAAGGAACTCTTCGATGAGGCGGTCTCTCGAGATGCACTCGAAGGCATGACCATCACATTCACCAACACAACTGACAGTGACGGCGCTGCATTCACGAGCGAACACACGGTCACCATCGAGGAGAAACTCGGCACCAACCTCAACGAGATTGCTGGTCGACACCAAGAACTTGCAGTCGATGTGTGGGTCAAGCCAGACATGACCCTGAACTACTACCTCGAGAGGGGAACTGACAGGACCACCGGCAACAACCCGGTCGTGCTCAGAATCGGAGAGGCGGTCGTCAACTACGAACGCACCGAAGAGGGTCCGATTCGCAACTACCTTCTCTCGGTCTATTCATCAGACAGCATCATGCGCGATGAGACACGCGGTGGCAGCATTGCAGCCAACGGTCGCTACGAGACATTCCTCTCCCTGACCAACATCCAAGACAGCACCACCGCAGACAACGCCATTGCGAGAACACTCGACAACCTTGAGACCACCACAATCGGTGCAACCATCGAGCTAGCAGAAGCCGGACCTCAACCATACATCGACTTCGAGATTGGCGACTGGGTCATCATTGCCGATGAGACTGGCGCGAGAGAGAACTTCAGGGTGCGTGCTGTGACCATGTCAGAGCAGGAAGTCGGAGCAGTCCGCATCATCCCAGAACTAGGCAATGCCAAGGCCGCTCTCGAAGAGAGACTTCGCCGCCTGATCGCACGCCAAGAAGCGAAGACAGCAAGTGGTGCGGCAGATGCAACCGCAGCCTCAGTCGACCTCAATGGTGTCGGAGTTCTCGCTGGTGGTGGCACTCTAGAGGACGCAACCATCTTGACATACGACCCAGCGACAGGAACAGGAACTGCAGACGCACCGGCCATCGACCCGATTGACCCAATCGAGTTCACCAACGCCACTGGTCAGTATCTCTTCACCGACGATGAGGTTCTGATTGCCACTGTCGACCACGACAACAACCCAGCCACACCGGACATCCTTGTGGCACTAGGAATCACACAACGATCTGGCACAATCGTCCCGGTTCAAAATCCTTCAGGGGTCGTGCCGCCTGACTTCCCATTCCGATCCGACAGCACCTTCTTCACCTACCCAATCAACGGGGGCGCAAACAACTCAAGCGTCGAACAAGTCAACGACATGGCTGGGCTGCTTGGATTCGGCACAGACTTGATTGTGGGACCCGCCACCTCATCGGGTGGTGTGACAAACGCACTCAATCGCGGAACGACCAACTCATACCAACTCTCAGGATCAGTCGGAGCCTTGCGCTACTATCTACTGTCAGATGGCAAACTCATCACGACCAATGGAAGTTCAACTGCTCATTGGAGAAACCCTGCGACTGGCGTGTGGACAACGATGTTCGGAAGCGTCAGCAGCGGGCATCGGCATGTCTTCGATCACTCGACTGGCATCTTCTGGAGCTTCGCACATAGCAACACTGGTGGTCCATTCTTCAAGTTCGGTCCGGGAGACGCTGCTCCGGTTCCACTCGGCTCGCTTGGCACGGGCATCCCTAACACGAGCACAACCGCAGAACTCACGACAGACAACGGCTGGCTAGTGCTCAGACCCGGAACCAGCAGCCCCTACACAATCTGGCGCAAATCATCATCCGACACATCAAACTTCACAAGCACCGGCACCACAACCAATGCCATCACTAGGAATTGGCATGTGGGGCCAGATGGTCGAGTCCACAATGTCAGTATCGTATCTGGAAACTTCTGGATCAGTTCATACGATCCAAGCAACGGCTCGTCAAGCAGTGTAAACACGGGCATCTCCTCAACCAATAGACCTAGCGCACAGTGGGTCAAGGCAATCAGTCCAACTGTCTTCGCCATCTTCTTGAACGAGTTCTTCACCCCTAACTACAACAGTCAAGTCTGGACATTCAACGGAACAACAAATGCTCTCATCTGGCAGAGTCCGTTCACAAATTTTCAACTGGGCGGCGCGTCGCAAACATCAATGCCAGTCAGAACATCATCCACAACATGGAGATGGTCACAATACCAAGACACCAGCCCAGCAAGAACATGGCAGATGGAGTTGACCTTCGTATGACCGAGCATCTGACAGAGATTCTGATCGCCCTCATAGGGGCGACGCCACCGACCATCATGGCCGCTGCTGCTTGGAGGAAGGCAGCCAAGCTCAGCAAGCCGCTTGACGCTGTCAACCATGCCGTCAACCACCGGCAAGGAAGCCAGAAGCGACTCATCGAGGTCATCGACGAGATGGCAGAATCGATGAGCAGCATCAGCCAGAGCGTTCGCCGGGTCGAAGAGGACATTCAATCTCATCGCGCTTGGCACCAGAAGCAGGAGGAGTTCGATGCCGATCCGTGGCAGGAAGAAGACAACTGAGGAACTTCGCCGCTTGATGGAACTTCGCAGATCGAGCGCGTCTGGGGCCGTCCCCAGCAAGCGCCACTACTCTCGGAGCAAGGCGAAACAGGAGGAGAGACGAGATGTCCAAGACAAGCCCTAGACTCTGCGCAGCCGGAGTGAAGTTGCGCACCCAGATCAACAAGTTCTACCCCAAGAGGGACAAGGCCAGCGATGGCTGGATTGGGGATGCACGCCACACCAAGACCAAGAGCGACCACAACCCCGACAAGAAGACCGGAGTGGTGCGTGCTCTGGACATCGACTCGAATCTCGGCAAGGACATCGACAGCATGGAACTGGCAGAGTCTCTTCGACTTCTCGCCAAGGGCGGAGAGAAGCGCATCGCCTACATCATCCACAACAAGAAAATCGCCTCACCGCTGCTTGGATGGGCTTGGAGGCCGTATCTCGGCTCGAACCCACACCTCTCGCACATCCATGTGAGCTTCAGCCCTCTGGGAGACACAGACGGGAAAGCATTCGGGGTCAAGCCCATCGAGAAGAAGTCAACGCCCCCCACACGCAAGACCGCAGAGCCGGTGGTCTCCGACTCTGTCCTCGCAGAAATCGCAGCCGTGAAAAAGACTCAAGCCGCCCTCGACAAGCGCATCAGGGCGCTCGAAGCCAAGGTCAAGCGAGCCTAGTCCCCAAGCCGAGGCACTGCTCTCGGTATGGGATGGAAGGAAGAGGCTGCGTGCCGTGGGCAGGGCATTGGCCCGTTCTTCAACAGGCGCACACAAGCCGAGAAGGACATCGCAGAGGCCCTCTGTGCCTCTTGTCCGGTCCGCCTGGAATGCCTTGAGTATGCCATCAGCCACGAGCACTCAGAGAACCTGAGAATCGGCATCTGGGGAGGAATGAACCCCAATGAACGGGCAGAATGGGCGAGCGAGTGATGTTCGGGATACCCATAGCAGGCGTTCTGACCCAATACGCAGGTTCTCTGCCGATCAGTGATGACGCTGTCTTCAACCTATTGGAAGCCCTCGAAGAATGTCAGGCGCTGCCAGCAAGTATGGCGCCAAGCGCTGTCAGATACCCCCTGAGGGTCATCAACGCAATCCTCATCGAACTCGACCACGCTGACCCGAGCGATGCCGCAGTCATCTGTGGTCAGCCCCACTTGGCCGAGAGTGGCTTGGCCGATCAGGTCATCCGGGCCGAGGGTCCGTGGGCTGGAGAAGCCACCCCGCAGATGATTCGTCCCTTCCTGATTGACATCACCCTTGGGACACACCCGGAGGACGCAGCCGACCGCTACCGGCTCAGCCAAGACGATCTGATGCACCTTGAGTTCCTACTGCAACTCGAACAACACTGGCATGACGAGATACTGAATCGGGTGCTGATGGCCCGTGCTTCAGGCTGGGGCGTGCTTGGAGTAGCCCGAGAACTGGGCACATGGAAGCCCTCGGTCATCTGGTCTTGGATCAAGGAGGCCCGCCGGGTCGAGGCAGAACTGCGACAGGCGTGTGCCAAGTAGGAGGGGCAAGACACCTTCTATGGCATGTCCTCATACAACGCAAACCGCCCT